ACTGGAGATCCGTAGATTGCTCCAACAGTACCAGTGATTTTAGTAGCAAGATCTGAGCCTACATCGGTGATGTCAGCAAAACCTGCATCAGCAATTAGATCGTAGTAACGAGCCTGAGATACGATATAAGCAACATCTCCAGCAACCATGCCATACTTACCCATCAACTTACGAGCGTTTAAGAACTCCTGTGCAGTTACAACGGCGTCAACAGTGGTTTGGTTAAGAACGTTAACCTTGTTAGCTGCTGCTAGAGCTTCAAGACCTGCGAAGCCTTCGAGGTTTCCGCCAGTAGCCGTACCGTTAAGTATAGCGTTATCTACTGCACGAGCATGAGCACGGGCAACACCCTCAACCAACATAGGCATTAAGTTAATGAGAACTTCTTCATCAATGTTGTTGTCCATAAAAGTAGTAGAGACAAGACGAGTAGCTTTCAAGATCACTTGCTGAGCATTGTACTGATTTGCATCAACCTGTGGACGGTTGGTTAAGTTACCAGTAGCAACAGTATTAGAGCCCCAAGTTGCAGGAAGTGCATCAGTTTGAATTGGCAATACTTGAGTCTGTGAATTAATAGTAATCTCACGGAAAGCTTGTGCTAACTTAAGCTCGGCCATGATTTCTTTCTCAATTTGAGTAGAAACAGCCTGAGCAATACCTAAAGCACCGGTAGTTACAGCAGCTAAGCCTGAATCCCATTCAACGCCGAATTTTTGCATAACGCCCTGAGAGTAGTTAGTGTTCCAGCCTTTGCCAGTCATAACACCTAGTAAGTGACCGTACATAAGCTCTTTTGCAAAAGGAGTCATATCGGCATCTGAAGCACTTGAACGATCAGTGAAACTTTTCTTGCTATTAGTCATAGCAGTCATTTCAGCTGATTTCTCTTCGAGTTCTTTAGCATACTTAGCTAGTACTTCGTCCATCTTCGCGTCTTTCGCAGTGATTTCTGCACGTACATCAGCCATAAGGGCGTCAATACCTGACTGAATACCAGTCTTAACTTTAATTTCTTGTCCTTCAATAAATGAAGCTTGTTCAGCTGCTTTTTCTGTTTCTGCTTGCTCAGCTGCTTTTTGCTCGGCTTGCTTCATAGCAATCTTAGCAGCAGTTTCATCTGCTACCTTCTTTGCAAAAGCTTCCAAGTCGATGTTTTGATTATCCATCTTGATCTCCTGATCTGCGGAATTAATGTCCGCGCTTTGAGGTGTGTTGTCACTAGCTATTCCCGAAGTAATAACTTCATCCTTAGCCAGAGACTGACCTGCTAGATCTACACGATTTGTGAAAGTTTTTTTGAATTCTTCGTACTCTTCAGTAGAGTCAAAAGACTTCGCGAGCGAAAAAGTAGCTGACTGATTGCAAGGTACGGAAACAACCGATACCTCAAATAACTCAGCGTCCTTAATCATTAGTCCATCGGTTTCTTCCATATAATCAGCATCCTTGACTCTGAAACCGACAGAAAAGGCTCCAAGAACACCGTCTTTAATAAGTTCAGCTACATTGCCAGGGGCACTTTTACTGATCTTACATTCTAACTCTAGGCCATTGGGTCCTGCTTTCATCGCAGTGGCTCGACCAATTGGCTTGTCATAATCATGATTAAACAAGATAATTGGATTTTTTTCAAAGTTGCTTATTCCACCTTTTTGCCATGCTTCGGCCGAGATAGAATCACCCGCGCGATCGAAGTCAGCTGTACTTGCCATTCCACGGATCATGACACAGCCATCATCCCCTTCGTGAGCTTTAAAAGTAGACGTAAGATTAAAGATTTTATTCATTATCTTAATCCTTCTTTACTGCTGGCTTAGCAGCAGGCTTGCCCGAAGCCTTAGGTGCGGGCTTTGGTACTGGGGCTGGCTTCGGCGTTGGTTCAGGCGTTGGCACAGACTTTGGCTCAGGTACTGGAGCTTTTGACAGCTCGGGGTAGTTTAACCTAAGAGCATGAGTAACGTACTTCCATGCTTTAAAAGTTCTTTTAATAGTTATTGGGTCTAAAGCGTCTCTTCCGACAATAGCCAGATAAGATTTATAGTCTATGTCTAAAGGCAAACTAAACTCTTTAAAATGTTTATACCCTTTATCTATTACTGCTTGTTTTACACGAACTGACATTATTCTTCTCCTTCTTCGACAGGCCTTCCGCCTTCGTCTGGGTTAGTTGCGGAACCTGCAATATTTGCTGGAACACGTATCTCATCGGTACCTTCTATGGGTTCAAAGCCTAAGGCTAAACGCGCTTCTGCGGCGGTTATAATACCACCATTTACCAATGAGGTGTAGTAAGCGGAGGAATCTCGTAATTCAGGCTGTAGAGCGGGAATGTTTGTGAGATTTTCTCTTAACTCAAAACCAAAATATCTTTCGAGCCCATAATTTAATTTTCTGACTATAGGAAGTATAGTCTCCAAATAATAGAGTCGCATATTTGGGCGAATGTTAGCGTTGTTACCAGAGTCCATTAAAATTGGAGGGATTCCTAACGCCTTTAAAATGATCTTTTCATTTTCAGAAATAGCACTTTGAAAATCCAATTCTTTAAAATTTACGTTGGAAATCTTGTCCACCTCAATACCACCATCTAGGATAAGAGGGCGTCGACCGCCTGCATCCGGACGGTAGCGTGATTGCCAAGAAACCATCATTCGTTCTTTGATCTTCTCAGAAAGTGTATTAGGCGACTTAAGTACTAAACCAGGAACTGCTCCGTTCTTGAAAAAGTTATCCTGAAAGTCTCTCATTCTTCTCATGAGAATCATAGTACGAAGTGCTGGTTTTAAACGAGGAACACCTCTATAGATAGAGTGAAAGGAATTTTCTTTAATGTGAATAATTTCACGGGGGGTGAAAGTAATATTATGTAGAGTAAACTTTTCAATGTAAGTTTCTTTATCCGCGTGTATCTTTACATCACTAGCTGGCAGATGGTAAAGATGTGCGCCATCAAAATATATAAATATATTACCATCTATTAAATAATCTGTAATCAGATTACGCTTAAAGCTATTAATGTCTTGATAAGGGTTTGGAGACTTATTAAGAAGAGTGTCTACCTTACTGCGCTTAATACCTGGAACAACCCCTTTAAAAGAGTTATCTTTTGATACTAAAGTATGAATCTCAGCAACGTCATCAACGATCATATTTACGCCGCGATTTACGATTTCTAAGTCTTCATATGCTCTTTCGTAGGTAAAGGTAGGCTCTCTGGAAGAGTCAGTACTGTTGCCACTATACTGTTGAGCAGGATTTAACTTCTCCTCAACTTCTACGGGTTTTGTTCCAAGAATATTACTATACCAAGCCATGTTTTTCTCTTTGAATCTCTACCCAGCGCATTTGTTTCTTTGCAGTCCCAAGCGCAGGGTCTTTACCGTAAATTGAGTGAAGTTTTAAATGGTGAGTATGACACAGCGTAACTGTATCATCGTATAGCTCAGCATGATGCTCTTCTATAAAATCATCCCGGAGTGCTTGTATGTACTCAGGATTATGTTTGTTCTTTGTCAGCCACTGGTTTAGTAAAGGTGTTAAACTGTAAAAGTGGTGAAAATCAAGCTGTTCTGTCTCACTACAAATCTCGCAAGCGGTTCCTTTTGCATACTTAGATTTAGCCTTGTCTCGTACATACTTTACAACGTCACGTTTTAACTTAGGCATTTTGCACGAGTTCCTGAATTTTCATCTAAAGAATTATATCGACTTTAGGGTGACTTGTCAATAACTATTTTTGAGTAGGTATCGCTAGAAGGATACTTGCGCGGTTTGAAATGAATATAATGCATAACGCAAACCATCGGCCATATGCGAAGCCATGTTGTGTTTTGGTTTTTCTCTTACTAGATTCGGGTTTGGATCCCACTGGTAAGAGTCTAGACATTTCAAAGATTCTTTGCACTCTTGATCAACATACAAGTTATCGTTATCAACAACTGCAGATACATGACCAATTCCATCGAGTACAGACTTCTTTGCATTAATTGTACTAATATCATAGTTTTGTGCAAGGTCAAACCGTGTCTGCTGTGCAGCGGAATCAATATAAATAAAATCTATATCCCAGCGTTCGATAAGTTTCTGTATTTCAATAGCATGTTGCTCTGTAGTACGCTCGCTATTAAAGTACTCATCTACGAGATAGTACTTCTCTTCATCCCAATCATATGCGACTACACACATTGCTGTCGGATCTTTGAAACCAACGTCTAACCCCGCAAACACATCCATTTTACTAGTGTCAAACTGAGATAGGTCTTTTACTTGAGTCTCAAAGTTAAACTTCCAAATCTGACCTTCGTAGGTATTAAAGTCAGCTTCGTACTCCTGCCTAAATTCTGCCTCTGACATAGACTTTCTTGCTTCATCAATATCTGACTGCGCCATGCGAGGGTTGTCTTTGTAAGTGGCTCTAATAGATACCCACTCTGGAAACTCATCTGAGAAACCCCGGTAGAAGAATTCAGAGAACCAGTTATTTCTTCCCCGAGGAGTAGAGATAAATAGTGCTTTTGAATTCTCTTTGTCTAGTGTGGGACGTAGCGCAACATTAAACGCATCCTTTCCGTCTGCTAGTGCTGCCTCATCAAAGATAATAAGATCATACGATCTACCAACACAAGAATCAACTTGGTTAACCGAACCCATGCGTATAGTAGAGCCGTTCGATATTTCAATAACTTTATCTTTTGCATTGTCCTTTGTAACTTCTAAGTCAAAATGCTTGATCAGATTTCTTTGTAAGTCAAAAGAGATCTGAGACAAGGCATAGTTAGGAGACATAATAAGAATATTAGAGGCGGGGACCAAGGACACGAGCTGTCCAATAATGTTGGCTATGTACGTCTTGCCTTGACGCCGAGAGACAGCTGCCGAAACAAAACGATATTTAGGGTCATTAATCGCATTGATAATTGCTATCTGCGAAGGGAGTGGAGTGACGTTCAATAACTCCATATATGGAGCTATGGGGAGTTTAAGAAACCTTGTCTCAGATCTTAATTCAACTATATCAGCAGAGATAATATCCCTGCGACTTACTTCAACTGCCATGTTTAGCCTTCTTTATTTGTAGAGTCTGCTACTTGTTTTGCTTTACCGAAGTTTAGTGCAAAAAGATCAACAAACTTATATATTTTAGCAAAGAACTCGTCATCTTTCGGGGTGTTGGTTGTCGCAGCTATTGCTGAACAAACTGTTACAATTACGGG